CCGCGCAGCGTTTGCGCGCTTTGGGAGAGGCAATCTGGCTGGCGTCGCTCATTGCGCACCTGCCTTGCCGTTCAGGCCGAAGAACAGTGGCCCCGACCAGTGCGTGCCGGTGATTTGCCGGGCCACGGCGGTCAGACTCTTGAAGGTGCTGCCCTCGTACTCGAACAGGCCATCGGCGGTGACCACCACCTTGTGCTCACGCTCGCCCCATTCGCGCAGCAGGACGGTACCGGGCGCGAAGTTGATGTCGCGTGGCCGCGCCCGCAGCTTGATCTTGGAATGCTTGGCACCGATGGCTTCCAGCCGCTGACAGGTGTTGTTCGACAGACCGCCGAAGGCCTCCTCCTGCATCTTGTAGGCGATGCGCGATTCGATGAAGGCACGATTGGGGTTGATAGGGCGGCTGCTGAAATACCGATCCCACACCGGCCACAGTTCGGCGATGGGCAGGCTGGATAGCTCCGCGATCTGCGCGGCGACGGATGCTTGTTTTTCGTTCATCACAACTTCTCCTGTTGATAGGGGGTTGTATGAACGCGCTGGTCGGGCAGGAAGCCAAGGCCAACTTCTCTCTGTTTTGGCGCTTCTGCGACAGCGGTGCGGACGATGGCGGCCGCAAGGATGGCAGTGATTTCACCAGCGCGGGCACTGGCGGACATCTCCGAGGGAGATGCAAGTTCGAGGTTCTTCATGACGGCTCCGAGGAATTGCAACCGTCATGGATAGTGAGCCTGATCTTCCGAAGCGGATGGCAATTCCGGGTAATCGAGCCAGTTTCGCGTTAACTAAACAGTTGACGAGCTTGAGGCGGAGCAGTACGATCACTCCATTAACCAATCACGCAATTAGGAAACACCAATGCCTTTCGGAGCCTTCATTCGCAAGCAGCGCGAAGAGAAGAACATCCAGATGAACGAGTTTGCGCGTCAGCTCGAGATTTCACCTGCCTACTGGTCACGTATCGAGCGCGATATGGAAAAACCGCCCAAGGATGAACTGATACGCAAGGCAGCCGAGATTCTGGGTATCGATCCGGACGACGCCTTCGTTGAGGCCAGCCGTCTGCCGCCCGACATGCGCGAGGATGTGGGTAACGTTGTGCGGATGTACCGCCGGGAAGCAACGGAGAAGAAGTGAATGCCGGTTTTGACCCTCGACTACCGGCATTGCGACCGCAAGCGCCCCAAATTCATCAAGCACGTTGAAATCGAAGGCCTCGCCACGCAGGCTCGCCAACAACTGGTGGCGGGCGGTGTGGATGCCATTGCTTTCGACACGCTGCGCCAGATCGACCGCCTAAAGATCAACGGCATCGACTTCGCGCTCGAAGTCAGTACCGAGAGTGAGGTGCATGACGAGCAAGGCAACCACGTCTTCGGCATTTGCGAGTACGACCCCGGTGTCCCGGACACCGCAATGGTATGCGTCTCACCCATCGGCGAAAAACTCAGCGGACTGTTGGCACTCAGCACGCTGGCCCACGAACTGGGCCATGCGGTGTTTGATGCGCCGGGCTGGATCATGGATGGCAGCAAAGGGCCTGGGCTGTTCGACGCCTTTGAACCGTGTGGGCAGCGCGCCTACCGCACCACGACGCCTGACAGCGAACATTTGGCGAAATCACCAACCGCCGGTAAGGCTGCCCAGACCTCGGACGTGCATTTCGCAGAACTGCGCGCCAATGAGTTCATGGGCTCCCTGCTGGTGCCGCGCCATCTGTTGAGCGCTGCCGCAGAGGAGCTTGCCCCGCAATACAACGTCAGCCTCCACCGTGGCCCTTCGCTCGATCCAGAGATCCCCGGCATCAGCCTGCATCTCACCGCCACCGACGTGGTCGATATGGAATTTCTGGAGAAAGCACTGGCCACGCGTTTTGGCGTCAACCCGCGTTTTGTGCAGGTGCGCCTACAGCGCTACGGCTTGATCCGACCGGAGGCCGTCTTGCGCTGATCATTTATCCATCCCGCCTCGCCGACTCCGCGTCGGCATTTTTTGAATCCCGAAGTTAACTGTTCGCGCAATCGCGCACTTTGTTGAAGGAGTTTGCCTATGCCTACCGGTCACACCGCCGCCGCTCAGCAGGAGAAAGTGGTCAATCAGCAATCATCCGCAAAACGCGTGCGCGAGCAGCGGTCAGATGATGGCCCCACCATCTTGCCCGGCATGGAGTATTTCGTCGATCTGCTGCGCAAGGTCAAGCACCCGGCGCTGGTGGTGCGCCTGCTCGAACGGGCCAGCGGCGATGCACTGCCGGAACTGCAGGCATTGGCTGATGCCGCCAAGGGCAAATTGCCGGTCGAGTCCCGTCAGGCGTTCTTCCATTGCGTGGCCAAGCTGGATGCCGCCATCCGCCAGCGCCTCGAGGATGTCGTCGAGCGGGTGCTGCTGCTCGGCGATGACTACGGCGCGCAGGCAGTTCAGTCGGTGCTCGATGAGCGGCGTGAAGACGATGCTGCCGTGCTCGAAGCGCCCAGCGATCGCCACAGCCGCGCACTGCATCTGTGCATCCTGCAGGAATTCCCCGAAGCCGGTGTTCGCCGCGAAGCCCGGTTGGATCAGGCCGAGCATGAACAGGTGATGCACCGCCAGTGGAAAAGCGACCATTTCTCCAGCCACTACCTTGGCCCCAAAGGCGTGGAACCACAGAAAGTCGACGGCGTCCAGGAAACGCTGCGTACACGGATTGCCGAGCTGTTCCCGCATGTGCCGAAGGAACAAATCCTGATCGAGCAATTTGTGCGGCACGGCCTGTCACATGCACGGCATGACGAGGACGCCGATGCAGACGGCGAATCTCTGACACAGTTGCATACCCTGTGCGCCACCTTCAATGGTTCAACCGCGCATTACCGGCAGGTGGAAGATGGCCAAGTGGTCGATCACGAGGAGCCTGCAGCCATGTCGGCGCGCTTTTCATGGGAGCCGACCACCGGGGCGCTGACCGTGTTCTGCGAAAACCGTGAAGCGCGGCGCGAACTTGCCACCATATTCCGTGATGTGGTGCTGGCGCATGAAGGCACGATTGATGACATGCCGATTCGCCAGTTCGATTTGTTCGGGTTCTCAACCTCGGCAATGCTCAAACGGCTGGAACAGGATCGCATCGCCGATATCGACAGCATCTCTATCCTGCAGATCAAGGTGGCCAAGCCCTTTGAGCAGCAGCTGGAACTGGGTGGAAAACCCGTTGCCCGGCAACTGGCAAGCAAGATGGAGATCACCCGCGACCGGCGCGACGGTCGCAACATCTATCAGGTCGCCTACGAGGATTACAGCGCCGAGGATCTGAGCCAGTACGCGCTGGTGCAGGTGAAGCTGGTGATGCGCATGGCCAAGCAGCCTCACCGCAAGGCACACAACGTCGCCGTGCAGATCACCGCCCCCAACGGGCTGAATGACAAGAGCAAAACAGAGGACGACCGCAAACGCGTGCTGGAGCAACTGATCCGCATCGGCGTTCTGAGCGAATTCTGAGGGAGAAGCCGACGATGTCACTCTATCTGCGCTTCTTCGCATCCATCGACAGGCTGCCGAGCCTGGATACCCCAGTGCTGGTCACAACGCTCGGACGTGAATGGTCTCAGTTCCTGCAACGGGGCTGGGTCACCGACGAGGGGCATCTCACGCATGTGATGGCCCCGTTCCTCGACTCCGAATGCGAGGTCGAAATCGAGGCCGATCCGGATGCGGGTTGCTATCGCTATCGCAGTCCGCTGAACGGTCGCACTGTCGTGCAGCCGCTGAGCGAGATCGCGCTGTGCGGTATCCAGATCGAACCATGGCTGGCCGATCTGGCATTACTGATCGGCATCGAGGATCGGCGGCGCGCCAGTCGCCCATGTCGCACGCCGCATCATCTTTGGCATCTGGGAGATTTGCGCGTCGCTGGGACGCATGATTTTGCCCCGGTGTTTGTCGGGCGGGCATGGGCACGTGCGCCAGATGCCGATACATCTTCTGTTCTGGCCGACTCGGTGTGGCCACGCAGTGGCGTGGTTTTGCAGGCATGCCGAACGCATGCCGTGTTGCCGCGTGACCATGTGATCCGGGCGCTCGACGAGTTCGTTCGCGTGGACGGCGGGCAAGACGTTTTTGATGCGAGCGCATTCGACAGGGTGCTGCACGGTTATGTCACGCCCAGTGGTGCGCCGGAGCCGGTGGAGTTCTTCCAGGGTAATCGACTGAAGCTGCCTCACTTTCCCGAATCGCGCGAGCTGTCGGCGGAGCGGGCCAAGATCATCAAGCAGATGTGGAGTGCCGACGGGAAGGCCGCACCTGAGGTGTCCTGGGCCGAGGTCAACAGGATCGCCAACACCGGCTACCAGTCCTTCGACTATGCCTTCGGTGGCAAGGCCGAGCGCGAGGACGTTATCGACCTGGTCAAGCGCGGCAAATACCGGATACGACGCAACCCATAAATCCGCCCATAAATCGAACCAGACACGGGCCATAAACCCGTGCGGAGACTTCGATGTGCCCATTTCATCTAGGAGGCACATCGAAATGCAAACTCAAGTTCCAGTAACCCAAACCGGCCGGGATTCATTCCGGCCCAACCCCGGCGGTGCCGTGTGCATCGCCCTCGACGAAAACGAGCTCGCCATCCGCTGGGGGCTCTCCGTCAAGACCCTGCGCCGCTGGCGTCAGGAACAGCTCGGGCCGATCTACTGCAAGCTCGGTCGCCGCGTCACCTACCTCCTGCACGAAATCGAAGCCTTCGAGCGGCGCGTCTCGCGTTACTCCAGCTTCACTCGTGCGTACCAGTGAGGAGGACGACCATGAGCGATCTGACCATCTTCCCCGCCGACATCGCCGAGATGTCCGTCAGCCAACTGGCCGCACTGCCGCCCGCGCAGAAAGCCGAGATCGACAAGAACCTCGACGCGGCCATCGACTGGCTCAAGAAGGCCCGCACCAAGTTCGATGCGGCGCTGGATCAGTGCTACGGCGAGCAGGCCCGCGCCGCGCTGCGTGAATCCGGCCGCGATTTCGGCACCGCCCACATCAGCGATGGCCCGCTGCATCTGAAGTTCGAGCTGCCCAAGAAGGTCAGCTGGAGCCAGCAGCAACTGGCCGAAATCGCCGAGCGCATCGTGGCTTCTGGCGAGAAGGTCGAGGGCTACCTCGACATCAAGTTGTCCGTCTCCGAGTCCCGCTACACGAACTGGCCCCCGGCGCTGCAACAGCAGTTCGCAGCCGCTCGCACGGTGGATTCCGGCAAGCCGTCTTTCACCCTTTCCCTCGATTCGGAGTAATGGCCATGAGTGCAATCATTCCATTTCAGTTCGAAGCACATGCCGTGCGTGTCCAGGTCGATGGTGCTGGCCTGCCGTGGTTCAACGTCAGCGACGTTTGCGATGCGTTGGAGATGGGCAATCCGTCTCAGGCGATCAAGTCCCATGTCGATGGCGATGATCTCCAGAAATTGGAGGTCATCGACAACCTCGGGCGCACGCAGCGCGCCAACCACGTCAATGAATCTGGCCTCTATGCACTGATTCTCGGCAGCACCAAGGATGCCGCCAAGCGTTTCAAGCGTTGGGTCACCAGCGAGGTGCTGCCTGCGATCCGCAAGACCGGCAGCTACGCCGTCCCCGGCGCACTGGCGGCCTTGCCCGCGCCGACCCACGACCGCGTGGCCGCGATTCTGCTGATCGGCGAGGCAGTGGCGAAGGTGCCGGGTGTGAAGCCGGGCATCGCGGCGGCAGCAACCTTGACCTGCATTCAGGAGAACACCGGCATCACTACCGAGGTGTTGCGGCGCGCACTGCCATCGGCCAATGAGCCGATCTGCGCGCTCAACGCTACCCAGCTCGGCAAGTTGCTCAACCGCTCGGCCAAGGCCACGAACCAGTCACTGGCATCGCACGGTTTCCAGTTCCGTAATGACCGCGACGAATGGGAACTGACCGAGGCCGGTGAAGCGTGGGCCGAGGCCATGCCGTACTCGCGAAATGGTCACAGCGGCTATCAGATCCTCTGGAATCCCGCCGTCGCCGAGCAGTTGAAGGAGGTGGCGTGATGTCACTTCCAATCATCTCTGCCCAACAGCGACTTGCTGAACGCAAGGGCGTGAAGCTGCTGATGCTGGGCAAATCCGGCATCGGCAAGACCACCCGGCTCAAAGACCTCGACCCGGCCACCACCTTGTTCCTCGACATCGAGGCGGGTGACCTCGCCGTGGCCGACTGGCCGGGCGACACCATCCGTCCGGCATCGTGGCCAGAGAGCCGCGACTTCTTCGTGTTTCTCGCGGGCCCGGACAAGTCGCTGCCGCCGGAGAGCGCGTTCTCGCAGGCGCACTACGACCACGTCATCGAGAAGTTTGGCGACCCGACGCAGCTCGACCGCTATCAGACCTTCTTCCTCGACTCGATCACGCAACTGTCCCGGCAGTGCTTCGCGTGGTGCAAGACGCAACCCGGTGCCACCAGCGACCGCTCCGGCAAACCAGATCTGCGCGCTGCCTATGGCCTGCTCGGCCAGGAAATGATCGGCGCACTGACCCACTTGCAGCACGCCCGGGGCAAGAACGTGGTGTTCGTCGCCATCCTCGACGAGCGGCTCGATGACTACAACCGCAAGGTATTCGTGCCACAGATCGAAGGCAGCAAGACCAGTCTGGAGCTGCCCGGCATCGTCGACGAGGTCGTGACGCTGGCCGAGATCAAGGCGGACGACGGCAGCGCTTACCGCGCCTTCGTCACACACACCGTCAATCCCTACGGCTTCCCGGCCAAAGACCGCAGCGGTCGTCTCGACCTGCTGGAGCCGCCGCATCTCGGCGCGCTGATCGCCAA